GTTATATGTATTAACTGTCTGATATTGTTGAGGAGTAATAGTTACTTCTTTTCGTTCTTGTTCAGTTGCTTTAACAGCGTTCAATCTAGCAGCATCTAAGGAAAGAGCAGCTAACTGTTCTTGAGCATTGATTTGACCTTCTACATCTTGATTCTCAATAGCATTTTTAAGTGCCAATTTAGCTGCTGCTAAATTAGTCTTAACTCTATTTTCAAATTCAGATACATAAGATTTATCTAAAGTAGAAAATCTTTTTTCTACTTCATCTTTTTCTTTTTTAACTGCTTGCGCAAAAGCAATGGCTTCTTCTTTTTGTCTTTCTGCTTCACGCATTTTTCTTGTAAGTTTAGCAATACGTTTTTGAACGCCTTCACTATACTTCTCAAGTTCATCATTTTTTTCTGGTTGAACATTAGACTGCTCAGCAGGTTCCGAAGTTGTGTCATCGGATTTACTACTATCTTCAGTGGTAACTTCAATTTTCTCTTCTTGTGCTTCTTTTGCCTGCTCATTGTTCTCCTGTTCTAGATTAATTTCGGCTCCTTCTTCTTCGCCGACATCAACCATATTTTCTTGTTTTTGTGCTTCTTGCATAGTTCCTCCTATGGTTTAAATGTGATGAAGAACAGATTCGGGATCTTTGATAGTTCCCAAAACTTCATCATCATTTAGTATTCGCACTTCTCCACCTTCTATTGGTAATCTTGAGCCAGCATATCTGGCAAAGATAACCCAATCTCCTTTTTTGCACCAAGGACCAGTTTCAAATTTATCTTTATCCTTGTAAGCCAATGGACCCATTTTTAAAACGTAACCACAATTGGTTGCGATTCGTAATCGGTCTAATGATTCTTGTGCAATTAAAATTCCTCCTTTAGTTTTATCTTTAGGTGTAAAAGGTAAAACTAATAATCTCCATCCAGATGGTTCTGGTAATTCGTCTACAATAGATGCGACATTAGTTTCATCTATTTTTTTAGATTCTCTTGAAATGAATTCTTGTTTTTTTGATTCTTCTTCGTATTTGTCTTGAAGACCTAATTTAATCTTCGGTACTTCTGTCGAATTTGACGATATTGTCTGCGCCTCTTTGCTCATCTTTTTTTTGCTCCTTATTTTCTAGCAGGATAGAGATTTCCTGTAATGTTATTTGTATGGCGTGTGCCTGACCAAGTAAATACTTGTATTTCTCCATATTGTCAACACCCCCTCCAATCATTGTGTCTCCAATAGTTTGGAGTCTTTCTTGAAGGTTTTTTTGAGTTTTATAGATTACGGTTATGGGATCTATGGCCATTAACAATTCCACTTTCTAAGAGACTTATTTATCCTAGAATTGGGATCGTTAGCAGTTTTTGCCGATGTGAGTCTCTTCTTCATACCAGACATTCTAGCGCAGAAACTTTTTCTACGATTTGCAGCTTTAGAACCTTTTTTTAATTTAGAAGGTTTAGTAGTAACAGCCATAGAAAGTTTAGAACCAGGATTAGCTGCTCTATAAGAAGCTATTCCTTTTCTATTTAATCCACCTGATTCGGATTTACCTTCTTTACGTTGCCAAGCTGGAGATCCTCCTCTTGCCATTGCAATTCTAGCTTTACCACATCCTCGTTTATGTATTCCTAAGCCTGCCATTATTTTTTCTTTTTAGGAAATCCTGCTTTCATATTTGCATATGCTTTTGCAGAAATAGTAGATTTAGATTTAGGTCTTGAGATACCTAATTTTTTTCTTCTATTAATGTTAGCCCAAAGTCCTGGTTTCTTTTTTGTAGCCATTATTTTTTACCTTTGTGTTTAGAATTTTTCATCATTTTTCCATCAGGCATTTTATGATATCCTTTTTTAACTGTTCCACCTTTTTTAAAAAAACCCATTTTATTTCTAACTTCAGTTGGAAGTTTTTTTAAACCTTTTTTATTTGCTGGTACTTTTTTTAAATGTGTAGGCATTATTTGTTCTCTTTTTTACAGTTACAGTCGTGACTACATTTGCAAGGAATGATTTTAAATATCTTACAAATCACCCATTGTATTGCATTGAGGACTTTACAAGCCACCCAAACAATTGCGTTTTTTATTTTAATTAGTATTTCCATATTGTTCTCCTTGATTGTTTATACTATTTTTCTACTTTGTTGGCTAGTGTTCTAGCAATACTTTCACCAGAACGACCTACTACATAACCACCTAATCCAATGTTTAATAACGTCCAAACATCCCCAGGTAGTTCAAAAGTAATAATAGTTCCGGTAAATATCTTTATAACTGGTCCTGCAACATAGTTCCATACCAATATAAAAATTAGAACGTACATCAACAGAGGCCTCCAACTAGATACAAACCAGTGGGATTTAGCTTCTGCTTCTACAATAGAAGCTGCAGCTTTTAACTCTTCTGTAGACGATTGTAATAACTGAGTATTAAGCTGAGCTTTTAATTTTTCTGCTAAATCTTTATCTGGGATAGCTTTATCCACCGTAGAGAATAGCATTTTAGCTAGCGGTGCAATCGTTCCTAATGCAGCAAGCATAAAACTAGTACCAAGTAGCTGTTCTTTGTTTTTCTTTTAGCATTCTTTTCTGTCCTTTTACTTTATCCTTTTGAGATTCATTTGGATTTGTCATCTCAACTGGCTTTTCTTTAAAAGAATTGCTGTTTTTTTTATTGTTTTTCATAATTTATTTCCTTTTTTTGCTCATTTTAGCTTCAGATAAAGCAATAGCAATAGCTTGTTTAGGATTTTTCACAATTTTGCCTGATTTTCCACTGTGAAGTTTTCCTTTTTTAAACTCTCTCATCACTTTTCCTACTTTTTTCTGACCTTTACTCATTTGTTTCATTGTTTACTGTCCACTTCCACCAAAATTAACTTTGGCTTGTTGTACCCCCATCTTAGCCAAGGATACTCCGGCTCTCAATTTAGCTAAATCTTCATTTTGTTGAAGCTTTTCATCTTGCGTTACTTGATTCATCATAGCTTTCATCTTGTCTAAATTGATTCTATCTTCTGCTTCTTGTTTTTTACGTTCATTTTCTTGTGCTCGTAAATCTATTTCTCTAGATTTAAGTTTAATTAATGGATCTCCATCAAATTGAGAAGTGATTTTGTTTTCTTCTTCCATAAAATCTTTCATCATCTCAGCAATTAAAATAGATTTTCTTGCTTCAATACTCATTGATAGTTGTTGCATCTGTTGATTCGCTTGTGGGTTTTGTGCCATTTGTGGATTCATTTGCATTTGTTGTTGCATCATTTGTAATTGTTGTAATTCTTGTTGGAACTCTAACTGAATTTGTTCTTGAGCCATTAACGAAATATGTTCTAAAATATTTTTCTGCATTGCACCCATTACCATTGGATTATTCTTCACTAAATTTAATTGCATAAAGTTTAAGTGAGCATCAATATGAGATCTATGGTCTTGTCCACCAAACGCTTGGAATGGTCCTCCCGATAAAGCAGTAATATGTTCTAACGATGGATCCATTGGTTGAGGTGGTTGTGGAGGAGGTAAAATAGCATTAATATTTTTTACTCCGATAGCCTCATACATAGATCTATAGGCTTGGTACAAATTATGCATTTGCGGATTCGATTGTGCTAATTGCAATTGTGTTTGTGCCATTGAAATTCGTTGTGTTTGAGAGAAGATATTAGGATCTGCTACTGGTAATACATCTACTCTGTCATCAAAGTCTTGAACCTTAATTTGTTTCGTAGCCCCTGGAACATCATAAGGATATTCAGGCGGAAGATAAGTTTTAAATACTTCTGCTAATAATTTAAATTCTTGTTTTAATCCTACATACAATCGTTTGTGAATAGCAGACATCACACGCGATCCGCGCTCCAAGAGTGCTACCGTGGTGCCCACGGCTGCCTGTTGATTCATATCGCCTACTTGTGCATCAGCGATAGACGCGAAGCGTTGACCTGCTTGAACGACCGTTCCCATCAAGGTCAGTAAAGTTTGATCCGGTCCTTTAAAAGGAAGAGGCATAAAATTATCTCTAATATTTCCACCCGGTGCATCTACATCTCTAAATTCTCCTGGTTGTAAAGGTTGTGCATCATCTCGCACTCTAATTCCACGAGACTTAAATCCTGCTGGTAAGTTCGCTAAAGTACCTGCATCTAACAATTGTCGCAGTGCAGTCGTAGCTGTTCTAGATAATCCACCAATCATATGGATTAAACCAAAACCATAAAAACCAAGTCCTGGTAAAAATTTGAAATGTACAAAATAATTAATTTTATTTTTCTTAGGATCATTCTCTGCATAGTTTCTACGAATTGATAAAATCTTTTTCGATGTTTCTTCTACAGTAATAATATAAGGCAGTTTAACTCCAGTGGGCTCACCATTTTGATCCATATCTTCAAAACCTTCGATGTCGCAATACGTATGAAACTCTAACAAAGTATAAATATCATCTTCTTTGGTTTGTTTGATTCCTTCGATTTCTTGTTCCTTTTGCTCGATCTCATCTTCGCGAATTGCAGGATCTAATAATTCTACATCAGAATAGAAACCAGATAATTGTTGTTTGCGTAAATCGTTTTTAGTTATTTTAAAAATATGAACAATGGCTTCTGCATCTTCTAAAGAAGTTGCGGAGTAGGGCACTACCAAATCATCGGCAGGTATAAATTTAGAAACCGCTCGCCCTAAAAGTTCATCGTAATAAACTTTTTTGAATGTCGATCCGCTAAGGGGAAGATAGAAAAGCATCTGATCGAATTCCGGTTCATATTCTTTCATCTGGTCCATTATTTGGTAGTTCATAAAATCTTTAACACGATTGGCTTGATCTTGTTTCTCGGTGCTAATGTCACCTAAAATCTGAACACGGACTGGTCCGTCTGCTGGTAATAATTCTTTATACGCTTGTGCTTGAAATTGAGTAACTGCTTCTGCTAAAACTGGATGAGTAACTCCGCTCGCTCCTCTAAATGGTTCTGTTCGTTTTACATATTTAAATCCTAATAAATCTAATCCTTGTCTATAGGTATCTTCCCAATCTTTTCTAGACATTCTGTATTCTTCATAGTCTTCTGATAATTTAATTCCTAATCTATTTAAATCAGTCGTATCAACATAGTCTGCTAAGTTAGAAGTATGACTAACAGCAGCTGGTTCTACTTTGCTAGGATCAAAAGAAATTTCTGCTCCACCATCTTCTGTGTTTAATACTTCTA